CTCTTCCTTTTCAATATCAAAAAAGTTTCTTTCAAAAAACTCTAATATGTTATTATCTGTATTATCGAGTAGTAGTTGTGGTGTTACTCTAAGTTCAAATCTGTCTGAGGAAATCTCCTCTACAATGAGTTTATCACCATCTCCAGATCCAAGATAGTTTCTAAAAAATCTTGCTACAGCATTGTACTTACCTGAGTAATACTGAAGGCTTTGTAGTTCCTGCTCGAGGTCTATGCTAACAACCGTAGAATCTAATCCGTAAGAATTTAATCTGTAAGTAGACTCAAGGTAGTCATTGGTAAAGTTGTATATGTCTAGTGTTATACTGTCATTTGGATACACGCCTCTTGTCTGAGGTCGTGCTCCAAACAAAGGCACACTGCTATTTGGATCGTATAGGTCTAAGAATGGATCTGCCATATGCCTATAAATATGTTAGTACTCAACTTTGGGTTTTATGGTAAGATCTGCGGTTCACTATATCTGTAAGAAACATTGTCATTCGACACCCTAACCCTAAACCTGTTACCAGTACCGTCCGCTGGGTCGAGTATGAATGAGCTACCTGTTGCATCGTATATGTTAAAATACGTTCCTTCAAGTCCACCAGGATCACTAGCATAGTCTACCTGCCACTGGTAGTGTGCCCAACTATTGTTTGAAAGCAATTGAAGTATTGTTTTGTTAGTTGCCAAATCAACACCAATACCTATACTTCCTATTGTCGGTTGTGGTGCTGGTGCTGATCCGGTTGTAGCTCCAATGTTTACAGTTCCTCCTGCTGCTGTATTAGGTGGTGTTACTCCTGTTATTCCAAGTAACTGAGACACATTAAATGTTGATGCTGGTCCCTGGTAGGATTGGTTTGCGAATGCTATAAATGTGTCTGGTCTTACGTCAATATAAGGTAGTGTTGTTACGTCTGCGTTTTGATTTGTTACAGTCCAAAACCTATCAACAACACTCAACTCATTTCGTCTTTTATACCAAACATTTCCAAGAGGTATAAGGTATGTATTGTAGTCTGTTGAGATGTCAACTGTATTAGGATGTAAGGATAGGTGCATTGCCGTTATTCCACACCTTGGATTTCCATATTCATGCAGTCTCTGACTGGTTTGAGTGTTTGTGTAATAGTCATAATAAATCTCTTGATCACTCCAATCCTTTAATGCTGGGTTGTCATCGAATATAACATTTGATTTGTGGTTGAATATTACATTAACACGTATTGTTCTAGTTCCTTTTGGTATAGCTAAGTTTTCGTTGATACCAAACATTGCTGCCGCTCCTTTGTCAGATTTACACACTCTCCTATACTCGTTAGAGGCTTTATCGTATAATGGGTAGTGGTATTTTTGCATCCACTCTGCGTGTATATCTTTTAGCGGTGCTGTTTGTGGATTATCAACTCCTTTGATAGCATTCATCGTTGTATACCTCTGATTAAACACTCTGAACTCCTCATCAGTAGTATCAAACATCCAGCTATATAGGTTTCCTAAATAAAACGGTACAAAAAACTTTTCCTTTACCGCCCATATATCTCTTTCATCTGGTCCTTTAATTACTTTGGATGTTATTAGGTTGTCTGCTCCATCAAAAAAATCGATACGTACATCCGTTACATCTTCTGCTACTGGCTCAATGTTGATTGGTTCGCCATCTAGTGTGTATACGAAAGGTCCATCAATCCCTTTTTCAGGGCAGCAGTAGCATGGTTCTTTTTCGAAGCTTGCTGTATACAGTGGTATAAGAGCAGGCTTAGTGTCCTCCGGTGCATATCCTCCACTTATGTATATTGGATAGGTTACTGGTATTGTATTGTCTACTATTAGGTCTGCCTGCTCATCTATATATCTTACACTATACTTTGATATTCCAATTCCAACGTATGCAAAAAAGTGAGCAATAACTCTATCTACACCATACGTTTCACCATCAATTAACCCAGCTGCTTCACTTACGTCAATATCCTGGTATGCTAGGCACTTTGCCTTACCTCCGTATATTGAAAATTTTAGTTTAGTTCTTGTAAAATATGTTTCACTCTTAGTTAAGATTGAACCTAAACTAAATAGATTATCGTTTTTATTTGCTTTGTCGATGTATGGCCATGCGGGAAAAAACGCTCCCCAGTTTCCCCATCCAAATTCATCTGTATCTACTAGATTTGGGTGATAATTAGCTACTTTCCATCTGTTGTAGTCTGCGTACGGATTTGGACTAGTGAAACTACCAGTGTCTTTTACACCATTAAACCACTCATTTAATCTCGTTTCATTTCCGTAGAGAGTAAATCTAAACTGCTCTGTATACGGTCCACGGTAAGGCTCATATATTTCTCTTGGTATGCTCCATTGATTCTTGTTGCTAGTAGGTGTAAATTCATCTACCGCAAAATCCTCATCACCAGTCCATCCATCTAATCCCTTTGCTCCACACGGATTTACAATTAGATTTTTAAACAATATGGGATGGTACTTTTTATTTATGACATCAATTTCAAAAGGTTCGGAGAAGGTTGATCCATACTTATTTCTTGCTTCAAGTTGATAGGTTCCCGATATATCTCTTCTACATTCTGATGCTGATATGTAGAACGATTTAGAGCCTTTCACATTGTTAAGACTGTTTATTTCATATAGAGGCGATCCATCCCTTCTCCAAATATAGGTTATATTTTTATCGTAGTTTGGATTAGTAACATTGCTTGGATCCTCTACAAAACAACTTATACTAAACTCAGTTCCTTCAACCATCCCAATTCGATTAGTAGAAGGATTAATCTTTACAAAACCATAGCTACTAGTTGTAGCCGATGATATCCACGTGAATTGTTGAAATGTTTCTAAGGGCTGTATTGCAAATATAGGCTCGTTTCTGTTTTGCGGATACAATCTGAACTGTGTGTTATAGTTCTGATTTTTCGCTTTTACTTTTTTAAGTGTTGCTACAGTAATCATATCAATTTCCCTGTGTAGGGCCTCCTGGTCCTTGTGTTATTACGGTTGGTGGTCCTGGGTTATAGGGTAGTACCGGTCCTGAACCGACAACTCCTGGTAGAGGTGGTGGTAGAGGTGGTGGTACTGTTGTCTGTGGTACATAAGTACGCTTATCATCCTCTTCACAGTTATCCAAAACATTGTATGCAATACATTGTTTATTGTCTTGATAAGCGTAGTACATAAAATACATTTTTTGAGCGTTGTGACAAATAACTACGCTTGGTGTATATTCATTACCTAATGCTTTAACTTTTGGAACTTCTATGTGTGAATAAGTACCTTTAGTAAACTTTACAGCTCCGGGATCTAATGCTACTTTAGCAGTAACTACAACTCTAGGTAAGCTGCCACTAATGCTGTTGAAATTCGCTGCGTTTTGTAAAAAGGTTGAGTAAGGGTAATTAAAGCTGCTTCCGTCCGAACGATATCCTTGGACTGTTCCCGTTGGTGACTGAGATGGTAGGTATGGACGCCCACTATTACCTCTAGTCAAGAGATTAATCATATTTGCATATGTGAGATTAGCTGATAGCATTGGTTGAAAGTCGGGTATACCTCTATACAATGGATCTCGTCTTTGTACAAATGTTTGTCCTCCAAAATTTGTAAAGCCTGGTGGATATCCTGCTCCTAGTAAAAATGCGTCTCTTGTTGAGGTGTCAAGTAATCTATCATCGCCAGAACCTACGCCCAATCCAAAGTACCACCCCATATTAAAGAACGCGTCTTCTAATGAAAATGTCTCCTCTGGTCTTACCTGTGCTAGCAACCCTGGTATAATAAAAACATCGTACAGCAATCCACCAGTAAAGTTATAATCAACTAGTGATTTGTAAGGGTAATAATTACCTTCTTCTATTGGGTGGAGTGGTTCTCTTGTTATATTATCCCACTGTATGGGTGGTAGTAGAGTATTTACACCCGCTCCAAATACAGCAGAGGATGCCGCCATATTTTGGTTAAGCATTGCTAGTAATTGGTTGAGCTGCGATGTGGTTGGTACAGAATTAAATTCCATGGATGCAGTCACCTCTATAGTAAGAGATACGTCTGCTTCTGTATATTCTGGTTCAGATCTGTTCGATAATACGCCTGTAAAAGCCGTTGGATGTAGAAATGGCAATCTACCCACTTTTACAACAGGACCTTGTGTAGACGCTAAAAAATCAGCGCTTCTACTTGCTGCTATGTTTGTATATAGCTCAAAATCCTCTTCTTCTACCGTTGATTTCTTGACCTCATACTTCTGCCTGAATGGAAAATAATTCCATCCATTCTGTAACGCATAACCAGCCTGATCCATAAAGGTGTACATATACACTTGTGTATTAGTTTTTGGTAGGTTAATGCTGGAGGATGATTTTGGTACAAATGTAGTATTGAATCCGTAGGCAGCGTTAAGCACACTTCCTGACCAGGCAGTTCCTCCCATACCACCAATACCAGGTGCCGTAGTGCCAGTTCCTACCTCATGACCTACACCATAAGGTATTCCATTAGCATCTACAATATACGAGGTTACGCCAATATAGCTAGGACCTGTCCAGTTTAGATTTATACCCATATATTATAATTATAATGATCCACCTAGGATTCTAGTATTATTCATTATCGAATAATTGTTATACCCTTTCAGCCACGAAAATGCTGCTTGATTATTCCAAATAACTGAGTATCGAGGTTGTTGACTAAGAGATCCGCTTGCTGGGTTGTATGGACCAAAATATATTTGTGTTAATCCACCACCATTGTTTTGAGTCCAGAACTTATTACAAACATTTCTTGCTGAGAATCTTAGATCCGCTGTTGCGTCCTGTCTAGGTGTTGTGTGGACTGCTGTATCGTTTATATAAAATGTTACAGTTGTGTCTGTTGCAGATACTCCAAATCTTGTATTGATGTCGTAAACATGTCCTTGATATAAGCCCGTTACTGGGTCGGCATATCCGTAACTCATGTTAGCCATATCCAATTGTTCTGATACATCCACAATCAGGTTTATAAAACCGTCATCCGATCCTGGGTAGCAAACCATTGCCTGCATTGGTGACGAGTTTGGTGTTCCGTATGTAGAAGGTTGAAATGCTGTTGCGCTTTGTATATCAGGCTGGTTATAGGGATCTGACAAATTGAATCCTAAGATTCTCCACACATAAAACTCACTAACATCTAGGCCTAAGGATGCACCACCTCCACCCGTAGCCTGTACCCATCCCTCCAATCCGACAACCACCTCTCCAACCCCAGACCCGTAGCCAAATTCAGGTACATTGCTTGTGTCTGTATCTACTAGAACATCTACGTTTGGTAACGCTTTGAGTTTGAAGCTTGTCCATGCTGATGTTTTATTAGTAACATCTTCACCTGGGTATGTAGGTGTTATTTTGAAGTTGTCAACGCTGTATGCTATTTTTTTTCCTGAATCGCTGTTATCGACTGCGTTTTGGTATGCTGCGTTTTGTCCTCCAAAAGCATATCCTCCATTATCCCAAGATATGTTAAAATACTGGTTGTATTGGTCTAAGCTTTGGGTAGGTGTTGGAGGTATGCCAGTAGGTGGAGGTGGAGGAGTTGGTGTTGATCCACCTAACACATAGTCATACGCTATGTTTTGCAACAAATTATGCTTATGTGTTACTTTTGGAACTGTCCAAGTAGGATCAGGCTCTTTCCATGCTAAAAACAGCGATCCACTATCCGTCGCTGCTGTCCTATACCCATGCTTATGAACTTCAAAATCAAATTCAAATCCAAGATTTCTTTTGAAGTCATCAACGTTTGTTATCGCTACTTTTTTATAGGCTGTGGGTGCAGACTTTATTAGACCATCTGACACAAAGGAGAGTATTCCGGAGCGAAGAACTCCTTTTAGATCTGGTAAGCTGCCTTTTGTTATATCCGTCTTTGATCCACTAAAGTAGACTACCTCAATATTGCCTTGGCTTATTGCGTCAATCATGTCGTCCAGCGGAGCAAACTGCCATGAACGTCTACTATCATCTAATAAGTTATCTACGTTGGTTTGTGATCCACCACCACCAGTAGCTAATGGTTGTGGAAGATACTTAAATGTTGATATTGCTGTTAAGGATGCTATTTCAGGACCTGCGTCATATGCTTGATTTAGATTATCTGAATACAATCTGTTTCCAAGCTCTGTATCGTAAACTCTATGCGGTATTCTCCACACATTAGCTAGATGCACACCAACATAGTGTGTTTGGTATCCTGGTAGGAGTAGCGGTGCTAGTGGACCAGTGTTAGTATCCACAGAGCTATAAACCGTTGGGTTTACGTTTGGTTCAAGAATCGTCTTTGTGTAGTAAGATACCTTGGCCGGTTGAGTTGTTTCAATTGGTATTAGTACTAAATTAAGACCTGTTACTATGGATCGTGCACTACCAAGTAATGGCGTATATTTTTTTAAAGGTGTATTGCTTCCGTAGGTGTTATTATTTAGCGAATCAATACTTAGTAGTACGTCTGGGGTTGTACCAACAGTTGTTTTGAAGTAGTCGTCAGGATATCTTTGTGGAAATTTCCCTGTTTGTGCCATTAAGTCCCAAGGTAGAATTTCAAAAGGCTCATCTGACTCATCTAGGAATCTTGCATCCGTTAGTGTTAGTATGTCGTGAAACGCTGTAAAATTAACGCTTATTCTAATTTTATTTGTTCTGAAGTTTAGCTTGTCTATAATTGCCTTATTCCACTCAGCATACTGTCCGTAGGTTGGTACATACTTATTATTTGGATAATCTAAAAAGTTTTCTATAATCCATAAAATCTTTTCTTCTCTAGTTCCTCCAACAGTAGTATAGTTAGGCGTGCTCAGCAATGGTCCTGGTGGATCGAATGCTGGGTCATTCATGCGCTTATACCAAGGATCGTGTATTACATATCCTGCGACGTTGGTAACGGTATTACCGTTAGTCGTTAGAATAGTACTTAGTAGCGGTGTTTCGTTATCGTACTCTGTTACAAATATTGTAGCCTCCTCTTCTATTAAAGGAACACCACCTAGTAAACAGTTAACAAGACTTGGTCTTGGTTGTGTTATATCCAAAACACCTCTATAACTACGAAATTCATAAAGCGCTGTTAGTATAGTTGATCTGTATCGTGATACAGCATTTCCTACATATGCACCAAATATAGCACGAACTCCACTAACCCCGTACACGCCTCCCTGAATGTAATCTTTTATTTCTTGTAGGTCAATATCATATTCGGCATTAACAACTGATCTACCATCTTTTGATATGTACTTGTATTTTTCTCTTGTAAAGTAATATCCATCTTGGATAAGATCATCTACAAGATTGCTGTTCTTGACGTGATAAGTATTTATGTGATATGGTCTCGGATATAGCATGTCTACCGTATATCCAAAAGAATCTCTGTTCCAAGGCTGACTTAAATTTTTAAATTCTGTATTGCTGAATCGACCTGTTATAAACTCTGTATCCGGTGTTAGCCATTCATTTAATCCATCCTTTCCGTATGGATTTTTGACAAGATTGTTGTAGAAGTAATCGTCAATATCAGGATTGTATACCTCAATAGTTATCTGCTCTGATTCAACAGTGCCGATATCATTGGATATTTCGCAGGTATAGGTTCCTGCAAATTTTGGGCTTATATTATTAAAGAGTAACTCGTATCTCCTATTTCCATTAACTCGTACGTTAGAACTTCTTCTTTCCTCATCAATTTGACTAATAAAATCTTCACCATCCCTTTGCCACGTATAAACCAAAGATGACTCAAGAGATCCTGTAGTTACAGGTACTCCAGGAGCGGGAGATGGCGGAAGTGGTGGCTGATCTACGATTAGAGTTGGTCTGCCATTTTCAACATTGTATATGGGAGGTTGTGAGGCTTTTAGTCGCAACCTAAAAGTAGTTCCTACTAAAACTTTAACGATTCCTTGCTCATCTACAAATAGCGTTTGTAGATTTGGCTCATTAAACTGGATTGGTTTAATGTTTGGACTACTGCTCCTATAAATTGATTGTGATATGTACGGAGGATCATTTATTAACTCCGGGAGCAAAACATATTCGGTTAAGTTCTCATTTAGACTAGAGGTTGATGCCGACAACATGCTTCCCGACATAAAAGCGGGAAGGTCATCGTTTAAATCTGCAATAAGTCTTCCATCCGGTCCCCTCATTTAGTAACTTTGAATATGTAGTTATTATCAATATACTCCTCGGATCCCTGGTAATCAACTCTAAACACCAACTTGTAGTATCTTTCTACTTGCAAGCTGTCTGTCCATAGTTTAAAATAGTTTCCTGTAGAATCGCAGCTCATTTTTGTATAATTGGTATCAAACGGAACAACTACCTCATTTGTGTCAGCATGTTGGATACCGTAGAAAAAGCTGGATGATGGTATTTGCTTTGCTTGTATGTAATTGCTTTGAGTTGCGAAAGTTATAACTGGATACTTTTCTCTCACTCCTACATTTATTCTAACCTTAGAGCCCTCTTTGTATGAATTTTTTAGGTTTTTTGGATAAACGGTAAGTTGCTTGCTATAATCAGGTTGTGGCAGATTACCTGGTGAATATGAGGCGTCATTCCAAAGCATTTCCAATTTAGGTAAGTAAATTGTGTTCGTATCCTTGGAAAAGTACTTTAGCTCAACAAACTTAGAATCGCTAGTTTCATCTTGATTAGATTTTTTAACCAGAAAGCCGTAATTTGGATCATTAAAAACCCATCGCATAACTACTTCAGTTACATCAATGCGAAGATCTGAGTTGTATGTGTTCACTTCGCTGCTGGCTACAGGATCTGTGTACCAAGTGCCTCCACCCTTAACAGTAGTCCACTCTGCTGTTTGGCCAAATCCGAGATTATCAACTTGCCAGGGGGTTCCTCCTGAATTACTCGACTTACTTGAGCTGTACCAGCTTGCTCCAAGAGTTGTTTTTGGATTATTAATGTATCTGCCAATACCCTCTTCCCACGCTTCCCCTGCTCTGAATACGTCAACGGTAAATGTTGTCGGTACCTCTTGCTCTTTTACAGTGTAGAGATTTAAATAGAATTTGACATTAGGATAAATTACATTATTATCCTCCATAACACTAATTATGTAGTCGGTATCAAACTTCAAAAGTATCCTATTATTATAAGCCTCTTCTGCTAGCACGTGCTTGGACAGATCCAATACAGCATCATTTCCAGTATTTTTCAGTGGATCTGATTCGTAGATAGTTGTATCTGCTATAGGGTAGAAGCTGTATATCATATTATAGTGTTGCTATTCTTACTTTAATGTCGTTGTCAGGATACTTGACTTCAAATATGCATGGATCGTAGCTTGGATAAAGTATCCCTTTTTTAGTTGCACTAACTGTATCGTATATTGCTGGTGAATATCCTAGAGCCGGATTGTTTAAATTTTCGATCCAAAATGACGATACCATTTGTACTCCTTTTACTGCCATGATTGCTGTAAAGGCGTCGCCAAATATAATTGGTTGATTTATCTGCCACCTGTCAGGATCAAAAAAGTCTTTAAGTGCCTTGATTGTATTTGCAATTGCTTCACCAGTATTGTACCCTGGGTACAAGAGTATTTCCACATTTACTGCAATATTAACGATAAAAGCATCTCTAATATTTACACTATCCGAAGCCATTCTATATTGACTGAGGTAGTTTTTAAGGTTTTGCTTGATTGCTCTGTTAACCTTAGTAAGTCTTTTATCAGAGTCGTAGCCAAGCACATACATATTCAATGCTAACGGATTCTCAATCCTATCACCTCTCACTGCTGTTGATAGGTTTTCTTGGTCATCTGGGGTAACGTATGCTTTAGACACGCTTCCGTAGATGGCTGGCATTGCATACGTCCTTAATATGTAATCCTCCCTTGTTACTGCTCTTTGTTGAGACATAAATTGAGCAAGTGAGTTTTGTCTAATCTCTTCAATTGACTCTTGAGCTCTACCTCCAGAAGCCGCCTCGGGATTGTTTACTGCTAATGAACCTATTACTGCTGGGTTGTTGACACCGTTAGTAATCTGTCTTCCCGTTATCTCTGTTATTGTGTTTGATGGAACATTTGCTATTACACCACCACCAGTAAGGTATCTAACCGTTAGTGTTGTGTTGTTAGGTACCTGTCCGTATGCACTAGTGAAAATAGGGCTTGTTGGATCAAAAGCATGGTCTTCAACTTCTATACCGGTTGGTAATGACAATGCAATGTTTTCAGGAGTTGGTAGTAGTTCTTCACCTGGTGAGGAGCTTACACCTGCTCCAAATTGCATTTCTAATCCTCTTTCTGTGACTCTTGTTATAAACCGTCTTGGCACTCTAACGAGCTTTAAAAGAAAAGGAACGTCCGTAGTCGAAACACTCAATGATGTATTGTTTGGTATTCTTCTAAATATAGTGTCTTGTGCAAGATACTGTACCTCATACCAAGTATTGCCATCAGAATCTGTTACGTCATTTATACCTATAATATCCTCCGCTGGGAGTAGAACCTTGTTATACTTAATTGGATCTGTAAAGTCAACAGTTAATGTATTGACTGTTGCGCTTACTGCCTGATAAGTCTTTTTGAGTAGGAAGTATGTGACAGCTCCGGAAGCATCCACTTGAGCAACAGTTGTTGTTCTTGGTGAATAATAGGTGTCTAATGTAAAATCCACCTCCTCTTGAACTATAAATTCAGTATCGTTGTAGGTACTTCTCAACGTTACTCCAGGAGCCAGTTTTAGAGCCTTAGTGTAGTCAGGATCACCATTGCCATCAGGAGGTACCCACTGATAAAAGTCAACTGGGACTGTGGCTGGTACTGAGATTTTTGGCTTGTATCCAAATGCTTGTGATAACTCTAGTAAGTTTTTGCGTTCACGAGCTTGGCTTAACATTGATTCACGCAGCTGTGAGTCAATATAAAAATTTAGTATATCTCCAACATATGCAGACATTTCAATAAACATCATACCTGGGGACGTTTCATTGAAATCGTTATAGGTGTCTGGGTAGTATCTCTTGGCAAAGTCAATGAGACCTGCTTTGAGTTGATCAAAGTCTCTTCCCAAATATCGTACCTCTTTGCTGGTGTCTCTTGTTGTAAGATTCATTTTATGTATTTCTGGTAATAGACAGGTCTATAGATCGTGTATCAAATTTGTTATTTTTCAACGCGATTCTCATTTTGATGTATAATTTATTAGCCGTCGACTGATCAACCTCATTAGAGAAAATTGACAATTCTTCAATTGAAATGTATGGAAGCCAGTAAGCAAATTGATCACGAATACGATCTTCCAAAACCTCAAAATATGAATCAGTCATATTATCAAATAATGCTCTATACAGATCGCACCCAAGTTTTGGCTGCATTACTCGCTCCCCACGGTTTGTTAGCAGCAGATTTCTGGCATTAGCTTCTGCTTGATCTAGTGTAGTGTAAGTTTGATTGAGCTGCGAGTTCTGCCCTGTAAATAGAGGCAATCCGATTCCTATAGCTACTCTGCTTCTATCAAGAGGATTTATTATTATATCTGTAGGCATTAGTGCTTTTTGTTTGCTATCTCGTCAGCTCTTTTTAAGATTGCTGAATAATCTTTTACAAAGGGTGTAGTTGCTCCAAAATCAGAGGTACCTCCTACATAGTCATCTTCCATAGAAACTGCTGGTCCATCAGATCCAAAACCTCTTGGTACTACTGTTTCTGACAAAATTTCATCAATAAGGGAGTTACCAGTGTTTATTTCTAATTTTTTTCTTGGCACATTTGGTGTGCGATTTTCAGTAAGCTCCTGTCTTATTGCTGACCGAACTTCCTCGCGTATAATTTTACGCATGATTGTTATAAACTCTTTTGTCTTCATTTTTTATAAATAGCTTTATATAATAAATTATCTATACCCAACAAAAGGAAAAGGAGGTATTCCTGTTGGTATAGGACATATTACAGTACCTACCATTTGCACAAGCTGTATATTCATGCTGCGTGCTATCTGTCTTATCATTGCTGACGCTCCCTCATCAGCCTTTGCTCTTATTGGTATAAAGGGGCCAATACTCAAACAAACAAACTGTGTACCACTAGGATTAAACCACCTAAATCCTGACCAGAAAGCTCTAGTTGCTAGGTTGAATGCAATAGTCATAAGCTTAGCATCGAGATTTATTTGTCTTTCAAGAAACTTTTTTAGCTCTGCATTTACATTTTCTTCAATTTTTTTAAGCTTTGCTCTAACAGCATCCTGTTTTGGTTTGATTAACTTGTTGTATATTTTTTCGTCCATAAACGCCCTAAGTCTTCTGATCTTATCAGCTAATAATCGAAACCCTGTACCTATCATGGTATCCTCTAGTGGTTTCATTGGTAATACTCTTTTTACGAGTGGATTTTCTGCTAACCTCACATACTTATCTCTTATGTCGTAGAAGAAGGCTGACTCAAGGCTAAGCAATGCTGTTTGAATGTGACTACTCTCAAATATCCTGAAATTAGCTGTTTTAATAAACGCTACTATATTTCTTGGTGTTGGTTGTACATTTTTTAGCGCTTCAAGTTGCTTATACAACTCCTTATAGTCGTTAAGAAAATAACTATTTAATTGACT